CTCATCTTGTCCCAGTCTCCCTCTTCCTTCAGCTTGTTGATGGCGGATAGGGACTTCTTTTCTCCGGTGATGGGATCGGTGTACTTACCATTCGGGTCAGGGTAGTAACTTTGACCATTGGCCTTGATGAACGCGCCAAAGGGGTTATCGGGGGCATCCTGAATTTTCTTTAAGACATCCATCTTTGGCGTTCCGGAATGTTTGTTCGTGTTGAACACGATGTCTGCACCATCCGGCATATCATCAGAATACATGGCCATGCCTTTTAGATAATGAGTCCCGTCCACAAGGATGCGAACCTGAGCATAGTGAGAATCCCCCAAGTCGAGGTCTGCCACACCACGGCGAAGTTCAATAACGCCATCCTTGGAGGTGCCACCTTCGTCGCCATAGCGAATCTTCACCCGACCGGAATCAATGCTGGCCGGATATTCCCGCTTATCCCAAGACGCACCTCCGTCAGCAGAATGATAGTCGCCTACCGACTTGATGATGTCCAGGTTCTGGTAAGCATCACGCTGCTCAATGTCAGGAACGGAGATAACCGGCGTGATAGTCCGTTTCTTCGGGTCGTTTACCTGAGGGACGCCGACACCATAGCGGTTATAGCCCTCGGTCTCCAGAATGAATAGCGCCTCCTGGAGTACGCCTTTGGACACGCCAAGCTGCTGCTCCACACCCTCGCCCACGTCAAGAGCCCCTTTGACCGCCAGCTCCTTCTTCAGAGCCTCGGCGGTGGCAAGAGCCTTGTTTTTATTGCTCGCGGTGTTCTCGTTGAGCAGGGCACGGACAGAGGAGTCATTATTATACCCCATGATCTTGGCGATCTCGTCCAGTGTCTTCCCCTCTTCCCGAAGGGACTTCGCTCGCTCTGCCTGTAAGGCGCGCCGTTCATGTTTCGCCACACGAACCTGCATACGGAGATCGGTGGTAGACATCTTCAGCTCCTCAGCAATTTCCTTTTGAGATTTGCCAAGCGCCTCAAGTTCTTCCACACGGGCCAGGAAGTCTCCGCCGTGTTGATAAGGGTTCTCGCCAGAACCCCAGGGGTAGCGCCCAGAGCGCCTCTTGACGCCATAGTGCATCAAAATATCATCCACAATGGGGTCCATGGCTTATTCCTCCTCTTCCTTGATACTGTTAATGATTTTGTCGAAGGTAACAATGCGGTCCATGATGGGGAAAATATCCTCGATGGTAGGCTTGTGGTAAAGGACGGTATCGTTCTGATAAATACGCAACTCCATCTCAATCTCGTTTGGCTTGTAGTCATACTCCAAACAGAAGAGGGCCGCATAAACCATAAGCTGTTCCATATGCGTCGGGGCCTCGCCGGTCTTCAGATCGTGAATCCGAAGAATATCTTTCCGAAAGGAAATGGCGTCGGCGGTCCCGAAACAGTTTGGAGAATAATACAGGATTTGTTCCGGGGTCATCTTATACCCAATGGCGTCGTTCACATACATGTTCAACGTCTTCTGAGATTTTGGCAGTCGCTGACCCAGTTTGATGCATTGGGCCGCAAAAGCGTGAAGAGCCGTCCCACGCTGAGCCGCCCGGTATTTGGCGTAAGCGTCGGCGAGCTTATCTTCTGAGTAATTGATCCAGTGATAGCCACTGGCGCTAAGAAAGGCATGCTGCCCCTCAAGGTTGGAGTGTTTTGCGAAGTTCATCCAGCACTTCCTCCTTGTTCTCCGGGGAAATGAATCTGGAGAAAGACATCTCGTTCATCTTCCCAACATAATATTCTTGGTTTGGCTGTCTCTTAGCGCGTGCAGATTTCTTACACTCAAGGGAGGCCCATTTCTTTCCATAAAGAATGAGCAGGTCGGGGATGCCCTGGCGCTGATCCATCTTAAAAACCATACAGCCGGGAAATATCGTTTTCAAATTGGCAATAAGCCGGTCCTGAAAACCACTTTCCAATCTTGCGCTTCTGGCCACGAAACGGCCTCCTTTCCGATAAAAGTGATAGAAAGAATAGGATATGCGCGACATATCTCTCTCCTCTCCATAAAAGAGTCTGTTTTTTTTGCGGAAAGAAAAACAGCCCTAAAATATCAATTTGGAGCAAAAAGAAAAGAGCCGCGGATGACGGCTCTAATCTTCAATGATAAATCCAATTTTTCGTTTCGGCTTACTATTTTCCTCAGCAATCTTCTCGACCTTTGGTTTGCCAAACGATTGCCAGATCGTGGCGCCGGCAGCACTTCCAATCGCCGCCACCATCGACATGGTAAACGTCATCAATATTTGGGTCGAGTTTCCAATGTTGAGTTTCATACTATCGCCTCCCATAAAGGGGACTGCATTTTCAGCGGAAATGAAAAGAGCCGAGACACCCACAAGCGTCCCGGCTAAGCGTAAAATATCAATGTTGTGTTCATCAGCTGTTGTTCCGCAGATACCGGATCAGAATCCAAATCAGCCAGAGACCTCCGGTACAAAGGGTGAGGATAACGTCCAAGATCAGCCCGGCCGTACCCCGTTTCTTTCCGCTATTCCTGCTCATGGGAGTTCTCCTTTCCAAGTTCTTTCTTTTTCTTGACGTCACGGTGGACTATTTTCTCGACACCGGCTCTTGCTTTAGCGGCGGTATCGCCTGCGACGGCTTTGGCACGCTCCACCTGTTCAGCTCGCTTGATTGCTCGCTCCTGTTTCAACGCGGCCTTCTGCTGCTCGGTCTCTTCAAATATCCGCCGGCTCTCGTCGATGACTTCCTGGGTCACATACTGCACAATCACAGTGTCTCCGGGTTTTAGCTTCGAGTTTGGTTTGCGGTCAGAGCCAACTACCTGGAGTTCAAAGCAGTCTTTGTATTTGACGCACGCATCCCGAAAGCGAACCTCGATAGGCAGTGCTTTTAGACCGCGGCTATCCAAAAGTTCTTTTGCCTCGTCCAATTTTAGAGGAAACTTCTTAGAGCAGAGCTCCGGCATAAATATCAATTCTTCAGAAGGGGCGAGTTCTTCCTTTTTGGGAATCCGGTCGATAAGCTCGACGGCAAGCGGAGTCACGGCGCCGACAATTCCGGCGACAAAT